GCGAACGGTAGTGCCCAGATCACACCCATCTGTAAAATACAGGACACGTTCACATGACCGACACAACGGACATGGGCACCAACATCGTGCCGATAAAGAGCAAGCGAGGCCGCTTCGGCAAAGAGGGCGTACCAAACCCGGGCAAGCCACGCGGTGCCATCAACAAGAACACGCGCCTGCTCAAAGAGGCGATCATGCTCGCCGCAGAGATCGAGGGGCAAGACGGGCAGGGCAAGGGGAAGCTGGTCGGCTTCATGCGCAAGGTGGCGCAAGAGGATCTCCGGGCGTTCGTCATGCTGTTATCCCGCATCATTCCGCTGCAGGTCGAGAGCAAGACGCTGGAGGACGACCGGCCCAAGCGCACCACGTACAAGTCAGTGGACGAGGTGAAGCGAGAGCTCGCCAGCCGTGGCGTCTCGATGGAATTGATGTTCAAGATTATGCAGGCAGAGCCTAACCCGATGGACGAGCCCGAGCCGCTCGATCTGGAGGCCGAAGATGCCGACACCGATCAGCCGGGATGATGTGCTCCACGCGCTAGCGCTGGCCTATAACCATGATAGAAACAGCGACAAGGAAATGGATATCGACCTCGTGGTGGCGATGGCCGATGAGGTGATGAAGGTGCTCGGGCAACATGGTGCAGTTTCCACCGGAGAAGACGACAGCGGCGGATCTGAATGACGGCGATCTGGGTGCATGGACCGATCTGCAGTATGCGTTAGCCCGCACCGACTTCTATCTGTACAGGCGCATCATCAGGCCGAACCTCGTGACCACGTGGTGGCAACAGCATCTGGCGCAAAACCTGATGTGGTTCTTTCGCCAGATGAAGGAGGGGCGCCGCCCGACGATGGTCATTCAGGCGCCACCGCAGCACGGTAAGACCGAGCAGATTACAGATTTCATATCGTGGGTGGCCGGGTTAGATCCGGATCTGCGAACCATCTTCGGATCGTACAGCGATGAGCTCGGCGTCAAGGTGAACCTCGCACTGCAGCGCATCTATGACAGCCCGCGCTACAAACAGGTGTTCGAGTTCACCAAGCTGAATGACACCGCCGCATCGAGCACCGCCGCACGCTGGCTGCGCAACAGCACCATCTTGGAATACGTGGGGCACAACGGCTCATTCAGAAACACGACTGTCATGGGCCAGATCAACGGCATGGGTTTGGATCTCGGCGTGATCGATGACCCGATGAAAGGCCGAGCCGAAGCACAGAGCAAGGTGATCCGAGACAAGACGTGGGGCTGGCTCACCGACGACTTCTTCGGGCGCTTCTCCGATCAGGCCGGGCTCTTGATGATCATGACGAGGTGGCACCTCGATGATCCGCTCGGGCGATGGATCGAGCACTTCCCGCAAACGCGCGTGCTGCGCTACACCGCCGTGGCCACCAAGAACGAGCGCTACCGCAAGAAGGGCGAGGCGCTCTTCCCCGAGATGAAGCCACTCGAATTCCTGCAGGCGCGCAAGAAGGTGCTGACCAACGCGGGCTGGCAGAGCATCTATCAGCAGTCACCGATCGCAGCGGGTGGCGATACATTCCCGACCGAGCGGTTCAAGGTGATCAGCAGTTTCGATCGCAGCCGGGTGCGCAACTCGATCCGCTATGTGGACAAGGCAAGCTCGGACATGAGCGGCGACTACACCGCAGCGGTGCTGATGCACGACATGCGCGACGGTGGCACCGTGATCGAGGACGTGATCCGTGGCCAGTGGCCGGTGAGCGAGCGCGAGGCGCGCTTGATGCAGGCGGCAGAGTCAGACAAGGCGATGTGCAAACGCTATGCGATCTGGTTCGAGCAAGAGCCCGGATCAGGCGGCAAGGAAAGCGCAGAGGCCAGCGTCAGGCGCTTCAAGAAATTCGGCGCGTTCGCTGACAAGGTGACAGGCGCCAAAGAGATCCGGGCCGAGCCCTATGCGGGCGCCGTGCAGAACGGGGATGTGTCACTAGTGGCAGGCGCATGGAATCGCGCCTTCCTCGATGAGCACGAACAGTTTCCGGTGGGCACGCACGACGATCAGGTGGACGCCGCATCTGGCGCCTTCAACAAGCTGGCCGAGGCGATCGGGACCTACGATCGATCGCTCGCGTGGGTGGGCTGATGGTGAAGAAGCTAGCGAAGGTGACGTTGCGCTGCACCGCATGCAAGCAGATCCGCGATATCACCATCAAGCAATTCGCCAAGGGTCAGCCGTTCTGTCCGAGGTGCGGCAACCGTGAAGTGGAAGTGAAGGCTGTTGACGAGATCAAGGGATGATCGATAGCTTCAAACGCTGGCTGCGGGCGCCCGTGTACTGGTGGCACTACGCGATCGTGTTCGCCGCTGCAGTGGCTGGATACTGGGTGATGTGGTTGTTCGGGTGGTGACATGGTCGCGACAGTGACGCCGATCGGCGGAGTACAGGTGATCGTGGTGCCGGATGACAACGCAGACGCGCGCAACATCCCGCCGGGCATCCTCGCCATGCTCGGTCCCAACGATGTGCTGATGAGCAACGACAGCCTGCGCTGCTACATGCGCAAGACGCACTGGGATGCGATGAATGGTAGTTTCAAAAAACTGGAGAGATGACATGGAAGAAATTCTCGACGCAATCATTCAGGCCGCAGAGAAGACCGCGCATCAGGCATCAGGGAATGATCAAGATGATTGGAATAATTTCGCTCAGGCTCTACGAGTGGAGCGTCAGCAGTTGGCCGATGCTATCGCGAACAGGCCGAAGCCCGCGCACCCGATAGCCGAAGGCGGGACACCAGAGCCGAAGGCGTGAGATGACCGACGACGAACTGCGCGATGCCGTCACGATCCTGCACCAGCGTGCATCGCGCAACTGGTATCAACATGAGATGTGGGAATTGATCATCGACATCGAGTCGTTGCTCGCTGGTCTGCCCACCGAGATGGATCGTGCCGCGATAGAGCGCGAGGTCGAAGAAGTCTTGAAGCTGAAGGGAGCAACGTGATGGCGCTGAAAGTGTTGGACGGTCCGTTTATCGAGGCAGGGGAGTCGCTGTCGAGCGCAGTTGATTGCAGTGGCGCACAGTTGGTGCGCATCACCATGCCTTCGGACTGGACCGAAGCGCCAATGACGTTTGAGTTCTCGACTGATGGCACCTCGTTCAACGACATGTTCGATCTCAAGGGTTATGCCGTCACCATCGATGTTGTCGTGCCGGGCAGTGGCGTGATCATCCCGCATGATGTCGGGCGTGCAGTGGGCTGGATCAAGTTTCGCTCGGGCACACGTGGCAACCCGGTCGAGCAGAGAGAGGGCCGCTTGTTCGCTGTTGCGGTGATCGATGCACCGGAAGAGGCGCCGCCCGCGCGATCGGGTGCGAAGCGCACTGCGAAGAAGAAGGCCGCGAAGAAGAAGGCGCGTCGATGAAGCACCACGTCAGCATCCGCTGCGCTGGAGGATTGCGAGAACGTACGCGGTCTCACCGCAGAGCAAGCGCTGATCGAAACGATACGCGGGGATGATCGATGAAAGTCGAAACGCTGGCAGGCATCGCCAAGACCGCAAGCTGCATGGACATCACCGTGTCGCTAAACGAAGAGGGCCTGACGTTCAGGCTGGCAAAGGACAGGCACAAGGTTTCCGGCATGGTGCCGTGGTCAATGCTGGAAGCATCGCGCGATCCGCATGGCGTGTGCGCCAGTACGATGGGCGATATGTTCAACGCGATGAAGGTTGCTCAAGGCGTCGATAGGATGCCCGTCATCGATGAGCCCGGCTACTGGACAGGAAGCGGTCGAGCAGGCAACGGGAGCGATATGTGAGCGAGAAAATCTGGATGTGGATCGCATGGCGCCTGCCGCGCACGCTGGTGATGTGGTGCGCGATGCGCGTCGGTGCGCATGCCACGCAGGGCCAGTACAGTGATCAGGAAGTGCCAGCGCTCACGTTCATGGATGCCATGAAGCGCTGGGGCTGATGTACATCGTCGTGTCGATGGTGGCGATAGCAGCGCTGCTCGATCATGCCTACTGGATCAGTGGATTGCTGGCATTGATCGCGCTGTTCTATGCGCTGACTGCGAAGTGAAAAAGGAAAAGGCCCCGAAGGGCCTGATCTCAGTTGATCATGATGCTGTCGGCGTCACCGCGTGCGAGCATCGTGCGGGTGCGATATCCGGGTGCACGGGCTTCGAACTTTCCGTACCAGCCTTTGACGCCTGTAGGGTAGGTCACGAAGCGTGAGGCCAGCCACTTGATAGAGGCATCCGGGTTGCGCTCGGCGAAGAGGGCCGAAGCCCTCTTCCTGAATTCCTGTCTGGTCACTTGGTTTCCTCCTCGCAGATCAGAAAGCATTTCTTGCAGAGGCTGTAGGCGCTTTCGTCTGATCCGGTCTCCCGGGTGCGCTTGCTGCACCGATGGCACTGGTAGGTGGTCGAGGCCTTCTGGAATTTGCTGATCACGTTGGTTGCTCCGTTGGTTGACGATCCTCAAGTAGGACTTGTACTCGGCGCTGTCAAGTGGGCGCTATAACCTTGTGGATACAGCGTCATGTACCTGTTCGACACCTTCACAAATTTCTTGAGCGGCCTTGGCGTGCAAGGTCGCGACAAGATGACCGCCCACCGCTACACCAAGCAGATCTGGACGCGCGAGCAACTCGAAGCCTCGTATTCGTCGGACTGGATCACGCGCAAGGCAATTCAGATCCCTGCACATGATGCGACCCGAGAATGGCGCGCATGGCAGGCCGAGCAGAACCAGATCGAACTGATCGAGGAGACCGAGGACAGGCTGCGCGTGCAGTTGAAATTGCAAGAGGCGTTGATCAAGGCGCGCTTGTATGGCGGCTCGTGCATGCTGATCGGCGTCGAAGGCAACATGGCGAGCGAGCTCGACCCGGAGACGATCAAGAAGGACGGGCTGAAATTCCTGCACGTGTTCGCGCCGCACCAGTTGGTCATTCAGGAATTGATCAAGGACATTTCGAGTCCCTACTACGGACAGCCGGAATTCTATCGGCTGCATGATGACAAGGGCACCGTCGGCAGCATCGACATCCACCCGTCGCGCATGATCAGGCTGACCGGGCTCGATAGCCCGGACCCGATGGCGAATTTCGGTTGGGGCGATCCGCTGATACAGGTGATCAACGACGCAGTGGCAGCGGCGGGCACTGTGCAGCAATCGATCGCTGCGATGATCGGCGAGGCCAAGTTCGACGTCGTCAAGATCCCCGGGCTGACCGAGATCTTCTCGACCACCGAGGGCACGTCGCGCCTGATCAAGCGATTCAGTGAAGCCAACGTTGCTAAGAGCGTGATCAACGCGGTGGTGCTCGACGGTGAGGAGGAGTGGCAGCGCATCGGCGTTGATTTCAACGGCATGCCTGAAGTGTTGCAGATGTATCTTCAAATCGCTGCGGGCGCCTGTGACATCCCGGTGACGCGCTTCGCTGGCATGTCACCCGCCGGTCTCAATGCAACGGGTGATGCCGACATCCGGAATTACTATGACCGCGTCAAGAGCGATCAGGAATTGCGCCTGACGCCTGCGCTAGAGAAACTCGACATCGCCATTCAGCGCAGTGCGCTCGGCAAGTTCGATCAGAATATTTTCTACGAGTGGAATTCGTTGTGGCAGATGACCGAGGGCGAGAAGGCTGTCATCGCCAAGAGCAAGGCGGAGACCGCAGCGCTCGACGTCAATGCGGGGCTGATCCCGTTCGAGGCGCTGGTCAAGGGCCGCGTCAACCAGTTGATCGAGGACGGCACCTATCCCGGCATGGAGGCGGGGATCGAGGAGGCGATCGCCAATCAGGAAGCGCTCGATGAGGAAGAGCTTGCGATGCAGGAGGAGCAGGCGCAACTCGGAGGGCCGCAGGCGCCGAAGCAACTCACCGGACCACAGAACAAGCGCGGCATGGAAGGACAGACACGCAAGGAGGTAGCGAAAGACAGCGCCGCCCCTTTCGTGCGTCAGGAGGCATTGGACCGTTTGGCGAGCGCGTTTCGTGATCTGCTGATCCCGTGGGACGAAACGCTGCATCCACGTGGCGGGATGCAGAACCCGGGGCAGTTCACCTCGAAGGCCGAGACCATGACGCGCTCGGTCGCGTTCGCTTCGCCGAGTGTCAAGAGCAACCTCGATCTCAAGGGCGCCCAGCGTGAATTGAATTCGCGTCAGCAAGTGCGGATGCGGCAATCATCGAAGGACATCTACGAGAAGCTCGGCGTCGGCGGTGTGCAGGAGGTCGATGCGCTCGGTGTGTGGAGTGACGGTGCCGAGAACACCTTGGTGTCGCGCGTCAACAGCGACTGGGAGAAGAACAAGCTCGCCGCTGTGATGAAGGGCTACATCTACGACCAGAAGGCGGTGATCGTATTTCAGCAGGACGACGCCTACGGCAAACAGGTGCTGGCGCAGTTCGAGGCCAAGGGCACCATCGCCAAGATCAGCAAGGATCTACAGAAGGATGGCGTTGCGTTCTATACGCTGGTGCCGAAGGAAGACGGCGCCACGGTCTACATGGTAGACTTCGATGGTTCGCAGTTGGACAAGATGGACAAGGCGGCGACACGCTATGGCGAAGACAACGCGCTTCACTACCAGTTCGGACGCGCCGAGCAAATCGGATACGACGGCAAGGGATCGGACCGCGAGCAGCGAGACCGCGCGCGAGAAATATACCAGAGCGTCATTGACCAATCCCCGCTTAAAGAAGCTGGCGCCATCTGGCAAGACGTACGTGATCACTGGCTCCCACCTTACGAAGCGGAAGGATACGACCTAACACCGAGCGCGCTGGTCGCCGAGCATCCGGACATCAAGCCGAATTCAGTGGTGGTGACCGAGGCGGCGCAGATGATCAACAACCGCGCGGGTGACATCCTCGAACGTGATCTCGGCATGCGATCGATCACCGAGGACAACCACACCGAGGAGACCGACGACTATCTTGCTAACGTGATTGCGCTGGAATTGCGCGAGGGCTTGATCGGTGGTGTCAGTGGCGCTGACTGGTACGACGAGACGATGAAGAACGCGATGAAGATCGCCGAGGAGATTTATCCCGGCATCGCCAAGGACAAGAACCAGAAATTCATCTACACCGCAGCGCTCGCCATCACGTCACAGGGTGAGACCGTTGATCGCAACGTGGCGCTGGCGGATCAGGCGTACACGTATTTCCTCAAGCATGGAAAATATCCTACCGACATCAAGGCCAAGAAGGCCAGCATCGCGGGCAACCTGAAAAAGATGAACGAGATGATCGAGGAGGCGGGCTCGATCGACAAGGTGCGCGAGTTCTTCGACAAGCCGATGACCGCACGAGATCTCAGCAAGGCAACAGGTGTCGAGCCGGGCGCCACGCTGAAGGATGACATGCTCTACGGCAGCGCGATGCTCGGGCCGAAGATCGGGCAAGGCTTCTACCAGAACCTCAACGGCAACTTCACGCCAATCACGATGGACTTGTGGTTTATGCGTGCGTGGGGCCGCATCACCAACACGGGCGTTGCGGGTGGCGGTTATGAGAAACAGATGGAGCGATTTGTTGGTGCGCTGCGTGATGCTGGCCATCCTGTGCCGAATAGCGATGCGGATAGGGTCGAGCTAGGCGAGAAGATCTTCAACGAGCACGAGCGTGCGTTTGCTGCGGCGGCGAAAGCGAAAGAGCCTTACGAGAAGACCGAGCTCATCCTCGCGAGCGAGCGCCTGACGCTGATGGCGAAGGGCATGATGGTGGAGCAGCCGAAGAACGGCTCGCAGCGCAAGTGGATTACAAGTGTGTTCAACAAGGCGCTGGAGAAATTGAAGACCGAGCGCGGCATCACGCTGACGCCAGCGGGCGCGCAAGCCACGTGGTGGTGGCCTGAGAAAATTCTCTGGGAGCAGATGGGTGTGCGTGGCAAAGAGCGCGACACCGACTACGCGAAGTCGCTGTCCACTCTGGCGAAGAAAAAGCGTGACGTATGAAGGGCACACCGCACTTCGCACCGTGGCAGGAAGATCCTGATCCGCCTGATTACTGGGAGGATGTGGACTACGAGCGCATGCGTCGTCGGCTGCGCGCTTACTGGGACGGCGAAGACTACAGCGACGCGCTGGTGCCGTTCGAGGAGTTGAAGCACCCGCGCGGCAAGGGCGGCAAGTGGACCGAGGCAGGCTTTGACGAGAAGCTGCGCGCGCTCGGCGTCGGCATGCATGGCCAGAATTTCGACCGCTACAAGATACGCGCGATCTACGCCAAGGAGCTCGGCAGGGCCAAGCGCGGCATGGGCATCGAGGAGATGGTCACCGCGATACTAGAAGCGCGCGAGGGCGAGAACATCGACCCGAAATATCTGCCGCCGATCCCTGACACGTTCACGCCGCATGATCCGCCGACACCGGGCGAGAAGGAGATAGTGGACAGCGGCGATCCGATCACGCGACCGCGCGAGAAGTCTCCTGAATTTCAGGACGAGCGCGATGCGTTCAAGCGCGATCTGCCGATCTATGATCAGCACGTGAACCAGAACACGACCTACACGTTCATGGCGACACCGAAGGGCATCGCGACGTTCACGCTCACTGATGTGTATGGCGTTGACGAGCCGACCGTCGAGCTTCACTGGCTTGTGGCGCATGATCGAGGTGCAGGAAGATCAGCGCTGGAGTTGATGGCGAAGCAGGCCGACAAGCACGGCGTCACGGTGCAGGGTTATGCAGTGCCGATGTCTGCGGCGGCTGGCAAGACCATGTCAGTGGCGAAGCTCGAAAAATTCTACGAGCAGTTCGGCTTCAAGCCAGTCGGGCGCCGCGACAAGGACGGCTACAAGAAGATCGTGCGGGCGCCGCAGAAGGTGCGCGACAGTCTGATGCCGTTGTTCGAGGAGCATGAGCACCCGCGCGGCACTGGCGGCAAGTGGACCGCGAAGGGCGCCAGTGCGAAGCAGCGCACCGAGCGAAACCGCAGGGCGATCACCGCGCTGCGTGAGGTCGAGCAGGAGGAATTCGTCCCGCAGACCGAGACGCCTGAGTTCAAGGCGTGGTTTGGCCAGAGCAAGTTGACTGACGAGGACACCGGCAAGCCGAAGGTGCTCTATCACGCCACCGGAAAAGATTTCGATGAGTTCAAGGCGGGCGGCTTTGATCCGAAGATCAGTGGCCCGGCCATCTGGGTCTCACCGCATGCGGAGAAGCAACCGGCGTTTCACAATCTGAAGCGTCGCGACAAGGAAGGCGTCATCGAGGATCTTCGCGTGATCCCGGTATTCGTGCGGATGGAAAGGCCGCTGACGATCGACTCGCCGACGATGCTGGACTGGGCGCGTGATGTCTTCGCGGGAGGCAATAAGGATTTCCCGCAGATCATGAAGCCTGAGTGGGTGGCGGAGCTCCGGCGCGACGACGAATACGATGGCGTGTGGTTCAAGGGAGAGAAGCTCGGCTGGGGCGATTTCTCCGATGAGGTGATCGTCTTCGATCCCAACCAAGCGAAATCCGCGATTGCCAACAAGGGCACGTTCTCGCGCACGAGCAACAAGCTGCGCGACATGCTGCATGATGCGGGCATGTGGGCCGAGGAGAAACACGAGCGCGTGCCAGCGGGTGAAGGTGGCGGCGGACGGTTCGGCACCGTCGGCATTCCGCTGGTGTGGAAGCAGTCGCGCGCGATCGCAGCATTGATGGGCAAGGACATCCCGAGGCAGAAGACGCAGCCGACACCGGAGCAGATCGCCAAGGAATTGAAGCTCGATCTCGGTGCCATCAAGGTTGGCGGCGATACTTGGAATAAGGAGACCGCGATCCGGCTGGAGACCGAGTACCAGTTGGCGCGGCCTGCGATGGATCAGTTGCTGGCGTCTTACGAGAAGGGGCCGCAGGAAGAGCCCGACGAGAATGTCGGCGAACTGTACTCGGCATCAGAGGGCAAGCTGATCAAGGCGGGCGAGCCCGGCTACGACAAGCTGCTGAAGGCGTACAAGGAGAACGCCGCCCAAGAGGAGCAGGAGGAAAAGGAATACGAGGGCACGCCCGAGCCTGCCGAGTGGGATCTGCTGAGCGACGATGTGCACGACCAGATCGCCAACGAGTATTACGACAAGGCGCTCAACGACTACGTCGAAAGCGAAGTGACGTCTTGGCAGGAGAGTGGCGGCGCGCTCGATGAAGCCAAGGCGGCGCTGACACAGGACAATGACTGGATCATAGAGACCGTGACCGACATCGTTGAGGGCGATGACGACGAAGACGATGACGAGGAGGAAGAAGGCCCGGAGGTCATCAAGGTCGGCAAACTGATGAAGCCGGTGCCGAAGAAGACCGGCTGGAAATTCAGCACCACCGACATCATCGATTCCATCAGTCTGGACTACAACAGCAATGGTGAGGGCAGCGGCAAGTTGAAGGTCACGATTGACGACGACTATCTGCAGAAGCCGATCGGCGTCGAGCAGGACCCGAACCAGAGCGAGATGGCGCTCGGTGAAAAGGACTATTCGAAATATCTCACTGGCGCGCAGCGTGCCGAGCTCAAGATCAGGATCACCGCCGCGTTCGAGAAGCAGGCCGAGAAGAACGCCGACAACGTTGAGCCACCCGATTTCTCCGACTCCGCCAAGGAGTACATGCAGGAGAATTGGGAAAGCAACATGGGCAACGACGAAAAGTATGAATGGGCGAAGTACAACACCTCGATCATCAATGATCTGCAGGAAGAATACGAAAAGGAATATGCCGAGTTCGAGGAGACCGGCAAGTCGGTGCCGGGCGGCATCATCGGCATTCCGGACAAGTTCGATCCGCTCAACGAGACAAGCGGCGAGGACTACAGAAAGACCCAGCGCATCGCGCGGCAGTTGTCGCTCGACCGTGCGCTGGCGGTGATGAACGAACGCAAGATCGAGTTTGGCGCGGGCGTGGTGCCGATGACGGCATTGAGACGGATCGACAACCAGTTATGGGAAGCGTGGAAGGGATCATCGACATCCGAGGATGGCTTGTTGCTGCAAGTGGCGACTGCTGATGAACTGGGTGGTCGGCTCAACGACAAGACCGGCAAGGGCGGCAAGGTGGTGCTCGACAAGAAGAAGATCGCCAAGGAAGCCGACCAAACCTTCAAGAGCATCGGTGGTTACGAGGGCATCAAGGCCTATGTGCGCGGCAAGTGGGAAGCGACGCAGTATCTGTTGGACAAGGCCGATCTCGATGAGCTCGAACTGTATCGCGGCATCGCGCTCGATCGCGACAAGTACGAGCAGGCGCAAGGCGAGGTGGAAATCGTTGACGGCTATCAGAAGGCGACCAACCTCAACATCGTGCGCAACGGCGCCGCATCGACCTCGGTCAAGGCGTCGGTGTCGAACAAATGGTCGAGCGATGACAGTCGTGTGGTGATACGCTTGCACATCCCGCGCACCGCTGCGATCTCGATCCCGGCCTATGGCATCAACGTGCACTCCGAGGCCGAGGTGGTGGTGGCTGGCACCGCATGGAAAAGCTGGGATGCGTGGCTGGAGGAAGCCCCGACATTCGAGAAACGAAAGATCGCTGCGTGATGGCAAAGAAACCAGAGCCGCCGAAAGAGGAAAGCAAGAGCGGGATGATCGACATCGACATCCTCGGCATGGAGCTTGAGAAAGGCCTGCCGCACTGGCTCGATCCGATTGAGAAGTACAAAGGCAAGCACGACGCCGATCGCAAGAAGAAACAGATCGAGCGTTCGAACAAGATCATGGGCAAATGACCAGCCGCGATCCGACCCGCAGCGCCGGACTGCGGCGCCACGGGCGCACACTGGTCAACCGCCGTGTTCACGCGCTCTATCAGCGGTTGCGGCAGGGATTTCAGGAGCACGACGTCGCCGGACTGCGGCAGGCTGATCAGCCGACCATCAGCCACGTGGCGTTCATTAATTGGATGGAGAGCGTGTCACACAAGCTCGCACGCGCCGAGGGTATGATCGGGCACGTGGTCGAGGCGACGCTACTGGCGCCCGTAGACTGGCCGCACGAACTGATCGAGAAGGCTGTCGAGCATGGCATCGTTCTCGTTGAAACCGAGCTTCGCACGTCGCTTGGACACCTTGACGCTTCCGAGGTGTCACGACTGCATGCGGGCGCGGCCACGGCTGAGGTTCGGGGAATTGCGGGCGAGACCGTCCGCAGGCTGTTGCGGCACGTGGTTCGTTCGCTTGAAGTCAAGGAAGCACCCGAGGCGCTGATGCGCGAGGTGCGCAAGACGATCGAGAAGATCACGAGACTGCGTTTGCATCTGATGGTGAACACGGGCGTGGTGCGCGCGGTCAATGCTGGAAAACTATTCGCGTATGAATCAGAGGGGATCACCCGAGTCGGGATCGAACCAGAATGGTTGCCTCACACTGATGCTCATCAACACAATCGTTTGGCTGATCATCATCCTCGGCTTAATGGCGCTGCTGTACTACTAGACGTGCGATCGAAGAAGTCGAAGCGGCGCCAGCGCACCGCATCGAACAAGGCCAGACGCAAGCGCAGGAAGACGCCCGAAGAAGAGATACTGGAGACGGCGTTCACCGAAGGATCTGCAGCATTGGGCGGTGGTCTCGCGGTGGAGATCGCGGGCGAGTTGCTCAAGGCGGTGCTGGAGCCTGAAGAGCCCGAGCCGACACTGGTCAACGTGCTCACCGCAGGCGACGACCGCGTGTGTCAGGACTGCGAAGACATTGCGGCAGATGGGCCGTACGAGTTGGACGAGGCACGCGCTCTGATCCCGGCTCATCCAAATTGTCGTTGTGCTTTCATTCCCTTCGGCGATAAACGCTTTGCTCCGCTGATGGAGCAGGAAGAGGCCGAAGAGGAGTGGGAAGAATGAAGCGATTTATTGTCAACGAGACTTTCACAGACGAGGACACCGGCACCGAATATTTCCAAGGCGCCATCTACGAGCTCGACGCCAAGACCAAGGCGAAGCTCGACCAGTGGGTTGCCGAGGACAAGGTCCGAGATCCGGACGTGTCGCAGGACGATGACGACGTCGAGAAGACCATCGATGAGGCCAAGGCCAAGCACGAGGCCGAAGAAGACGAAGACGAAGACGAAGACGAAGACGAAGATGACGACGACGAGAAGGACGAGCCTGCATGAACCTACAGCGCGGCTACATCGCTGAAAGAAAAGATCGACAGCATCCGGTCCTTGACCCGGATGCTGCTTCCTTCAACGCGATCGAGACCGCGATGTTCTCCGGGGGCTACACGACGACATGGTACGCGACCGCCAACAAGACATTCGGGCTATCGCCGAACTGGGAATTGACGCCGATAGAACCTGTTGTGAAGTGACGCGGCAATGGATCAGCCTCTGACGAGAGAGCAGGAGGAATTGCATTTCGGCGATACGCTGTATCGCAAGCCGAAGTCGAAATCCGTGGTGCGCATGCGTGGCTTCGTTCGGACCGATCCGACCGAGCCTCTGCCGATCGATCCCGAGCCGCCCGCAGCGTGGCTGGTCAATCGTCTCGCGACCGATGAGGACGGCGACCCGCTACAGCAGGGCATCTTCTCGAATTACAACGACGACATCATCCTCGAAGCGGATTCCAACACGCTGGTCGGGCGGTACTCTCCGGCAAGAGGTCCCGCTGAATC